ATGTAGCTACAGAAGAAATACCTATAGCTATTGGAGTTCCTTTATACATTGGAGTTGATTTTGGATTAACTCCTGCTGCTGTGTTTGGTCAGAAGGTAAGAGGTCGTTGGCTTATACAGTCAGAGATTGTAGCAATAGACATGGGGATAGTTCGCTTCTCGGAACTTCTTAGACAGGAAATAGCAACACGCTTTAGTGACTTGGAAGTTCTTATATATGGAGATCCCGCAGGAGATTTCAGAGCACAAACAGATGAGAGTACTCCATTTCAAATTTTAAGAGGTGCAGGACTACGAGCAACACCTGCCCCAAGTAATAGTGTTGACTTAAGATTAGAGTCTGTTACTTCTCAACTAAACAAAATGGCAGATGGTAAGTCAGCTTTTTTAGTTGACCGAAGGTGTCCAAGTCTGATAAAGGGTTTTGAAGGTGGCTATGCCTATAAAAGAATACAAGCATCTGGGGAACGATATGATACCAAGCCCGAAAAGAATATGTATTCTCACATACATGATGCTTTGCAGTATTTACTTATTGGGGCAGGGGAAGGTAGAAGTCTTATGAGCAATCAAAAAAGTGCTATGCCATTTCAAGCTCGTACAGCTTTTGATGTCTTTAGAAGAAAGCCAACATCTCAACGTAAATCATTTTGGTCGAGGATGTAATCATGTGTAGTCATCGTAGAAACAGACGAAAGAGAGCTGCAATGCAACAAGAGCTTGCTGAAAAACAAGCATTGCTTGCTGAGTTGCAACAAGAGGCTGCGGATCGCAATGCTGCTACAGGAAATGATCCTGCCTCTGTAGCTGCTGCTGCAGAAGATGCTGCTGCGGAAGCAATGAAAAAGTTAGTTGATGGACAGGCTGATACAAAAGCAGCTAGTACAACTACTCTTGATGAAAAGCTTAATGAAATGGGCGGAAGTTCCGCAGCTATATCTACAATTCAAAATAGTGTTTACCAAGAATTAACTGCTGCTCAAAAAAAAGAACAGCTAGAAATTAAAAAAAGAAAGAAACAACAACTTGAACAAGCTGTCCGTCAAAGAAAACGATCTGGTTTTACAGGACGTAAATCTTTAATTACAGGACAAAGTGGTGGTCGTGGTTTTTTATACAAAGGACAGACTAACTTTAATACAGCTGCGAATAAAAAAACAAGTGATGCCTTAATGACAAAGTTAATTAAGGAAAGTAAACAATGAAGGTAATCGAACCTGATAGTACAATGGATGACAGAGTAAAATCTTTACTAAGTCGTTATGAAAAAGCAACAAGCATAAAGGATCAATTTAAAGATTTGTTTGAAGAATGCTATGAAGTTGCCTTTCCTCAAAGACGAGGGTTTTATACAGAATCAATTGGTGAGAGAAGAGATGAAAAAATATTTGATGAGACTGCTGTCGTGGGTGTCCAAGAGTTTGCGTCCAGACTCCAACAAGGACTCGTCCCCAACTTTGCAAGATGGGCAGACTTCCAAGCAGGTTCGGAAACTCCCAAAGAAGAAAAAGAAGCCATCAACAACGAACTCGACGAAGTAACAGAGTACGTCTTTGAAGTTTTGCAGAACTCAAACTTTAGCCAAGAGATACATGAATCCTTTATGGACTTGGCTGTAGGTACAGGGATACTAGGAGTTGAAGAAGGGAATGCTTTAAACCCTATTAACTTCTCAGCTATTCCTTTAACTGATGTAGTATTAGATACTGGTCCTGACGATAGAATAGATCATGTCTTTAGAGAAAGAGAAATACGACACTCTGAAATACTAATCCTATATCCAAAGGCTGAACTATCTAAAGAGCTAACACGCTCTATAGCAACAAGTCCTGATTCTAAAACAAAACTTCTTGAGATAGTGTGCAGAGATTATTCTAAAAAAAACGAAGAAGCTTTCTATCAAACAATTCTTCATGTCCAATCTAAAAGTTTAATAGCGCATAAAGAATTTAATGGGGTAGGTTCTAATCCTTTTGTTTGTTTTCGTTGGTCTAAATGTGCAGGAGAAATATATGGTAGAGGCCCATTAATGAATGCGCTCTCTGCAATTAAAACATCTAACTTAACAATACAGTTAATACTTGAGAATGCACAAATGGCTATCTCTGGTATTTATCAAATGGATGATGACGGTGTTGTTAACCCAGATACAATATCATTAATGCCAGGAACTATTATACCTAAAGCTCCTAACAGTGCAGGACTGCAACCAATAAGAGCAGCAGGTTCTTTTGATGTAGCGCAGCTTATCCTCTCAGATATGCGGTTAAATATTAAGAGAGCTTTGTATAATGATATGCTTGGTAATCCAGATAGAACACCTGCATCAGCTACAGAGGTAGCTGAACGTATGGCTGATTTATCAAGACGTATTGGTTCTGCATTTGGTAGATTGCAAGCTGAGTTAGTGCAGCCTGTATTGCAAAGAGTTGTGTTTATACTAAAGAAACAAGGACGCATAGAACTCCCAACTATTAATGGCAGAGAAATAAAAATAAGGTCTGTATCTCCATTAGCTCAAGCTCAATCACAAGCAGACATTACTTCTATAGCTCGTTGGATGGAATTAATACAAGCTAACTTTGGCCCGCAATTATTAAATCTTTTGATTGATAGTGAAGAAGTTGCTACTGTCTTAGCTAAGAAGTTTGGAGTCCCCGATACTCTTGTAAGAGATAAAGCTCAAAGACAACAGCTTATACAGATGGCACAACAGATGGCAGAAAGTCAGGGACAAGGAATGGGGCAACAAGCATCGGAAGTAGCACAGGGGATAACAGGTGGTTAATAATTTTGTAGGGTTAGACGGGTTTCCTAGAAACCGAATTGATGATTCTCGTATTAGTGTAAACACTGCTACATTGTTTAATACAGATTTAGGTCAAGAAGTATTTAAGTATTTAAAAAGTATAACAATAGATGCTGTCAATGGACCTAATGTTACTGACGCAGAACTGCGTCATCTCGAAGGTCAACGATATTTAGTTGGCCTAATAGATAGAAGAATCCAACACGCACATAGGGTGAAAAATAATGAACGAGCAAGTTGAAGAAGCTACGCCTACAACTGTTACTGAAGCAATGGCAACTATAACTGAAAATAATGAAACACCTGCGATAGATTCCTCAATGGATACTTTACCTGTAGGTGATAGACCAGAGTGGTTGCCTGAG